ACGCCGTCAATTTTATTCAGGAGACTTATGTCAATCATTACATCTGCCAATCTGGCAAATGCGATTGTGAAGCTGGTGGCTGCCGATGCGCTGCCGGCGTTGATGAGCAACATGATTATGGGCAACCTCGTAAATCGCGATTACGAGCCTGTTTTGGCCCACGCCGGGGACACGGTGAATGTACCAATTCCACCGGTTCTTGTGGCGAACAACATCGCAGAAGGCGGGACCGTTACGCCGCAGAATCCCAGTTTGGGTAACGCCCAGATTGTGCTGAACACGCATGCCGAAGCAACATTCCAGATTCCCGACGTAACAAAAGCGCTCGCATTTCCAGAGTTGCTGAAAGCTTACATGCAGCCAGCCGTCATCGCAATCGCGCAGCGCGTCGAACACGATCTGCTCAACTTATACGGGCAATTTACAGCAAATACTGCCGTGGGAACAGCGGGAACTCCGATCACGGAAGCTACGATTGATGCGGCCGAAACCGCTCTGTTTTCGGCCATGGTGCCAGCCAGCATGCCGAAGTACCTGGTTGTAGATTCGAACACGTATTCACAAATCCGGCAGATCCCGCGTTTCAGCGAATACTATTCGGCAGGTGAGGCGGGTCTGAAGGCGCTCGTCGAGGGGAACGTCGGCAAGATGAAAGATTTCTTCATCTTCCGTTCGCAGCTGGTACCAGTTACGGGCGGCGCCACGCCTAACAATCATAGCCTTGCTTTTTCGCGCGATGCTATCGGCTTGGTAGTACGCCGATTACCGCAGCCTCTTCCAGGAACAGGAGCGGTCGCTGAATACGCTGAAATGGGCAACTTCGGGCTGCGTGTGGTTATGAGCTACCAGCCGAACACGTTGGCTCAGCAGTTCACTGTTGACGTATTGTACGGTTGCGGTGTTCTCCGTAACAACTTCGCCGTCCAAGTGAATACGTAATCACCGTCATTTTACTTTGAGTTAACCCGCGGAGCCGTGTAAAGCGGCTCCGCTTCATATGGAGCAGACTACTTCATGGACGTTAAACAATATTACCGGAAGATCAACGACATCGAAGCGACTATCACAGAGAAGTACCCAGTGGTGATTAGTCTGGAAACGCCAGACGGGGGGAGAGCCGGCGTGCTCTCGGAAGTATCTCGGTCAAATGCTGCAAAACTCATCGTGGAGGGCCGGGCTCTGGTCGCAAACACGAGTGAGAAACAGCGCTATTTCGAACAGCAGGCGATGGCCAGAAAAGCGGCCGAAAAGGCTGAACTGGCCCGGCGTTTGCAAGTGGCGATTATCGCAGAAAGCGATCTGAAAATTCCGTCAATCGAGAAAAAGGGCGGCGAGCCAGCTGTCGACGACAAATAAGGACGAGTGGCATGGCTCTGTTTACTGACCCGGATGTCGTCACTTTAGACGATCTTCTGCAATTCGAGAACGCACTCGTACAGGTCTCAACAACGCACGGCATTGACGTCGAGACGAAGATTACTTTGGCCGTAAACGGGATAGAGGACAAGCTGATGCTCTGGCTACTAAATGCCGGTGCATCCGATCCGCAGTTTCTGCAGCGGCGGAATCTTGGGTTATCTACAGTCGTCGTAACGCCAACACTGTACAAGTGGATCTGCTTCGATTCATTATCGAAGTTCTTCGCTGAAGCGTACAATGTTCAGCTCAACACCCGATTTCAGGGTAAGTGGAGAGAGTATGAAAATCAGGCCCAAGGCGCTGCAGGGATGGTCTTCATGTCTGGAGTGGGCATTGTGTACAACCCACTGCCAAAGCCCGCTATGCCCGTGGTGGAGGTGGGCGCAGGAAACATATTCGCCGAGCCACTTTTCGTGCAAACGACGTGGGTCGATAGTAACGGCAGCGAAAGCGCTGCAGGCCCGGTCAATGGTCAGCTGCTTGAAAACTTTTCCAGTGTGCTCGTCATGCCAGTCGGTCGAACAGGAGCACCGCCAACCACAGCAGTGGGCTGGAACGTGTATGCGAGTACGACGAACGCGAACCTGACCCTGCAGAATGCGACACCGTTGGAGTTAGGGGTGGGCTGGCAGCTACCGAATCAAGGGCTAGTCGCAGGTCCGAATCCTTCAAGCGGACAACAAGCAAACTTGTACATTGCACTGACTAAGCGCATTCAAAGAGGCTAGATTAGATATGTACCCTGCCACCATCCTGGCAAGCCAGAAATTGGCGAATCTGCTGACTCGTGGCAACGTTCTCGAACAACAAATTGCAACGATGGCCCAGAATGCGGGAGATAGTGTCCCACCGGTCACGGCGGACCAGGTCGTCCTGAGTTCTGCAGCACCCGAGATTGGGGACAAGAACATTCAGCTTACATACCCGAGAGTCTGCCTGTATAGCACGGCAGTGAAGAACACGCACGCTGAGAAATTCAAAAGCTTGTCCGGAACGATTTCCGTCATTACTGAAATTTGGGCTAGCGGCAATTTAGTTAGTGACACGGACCGCTGGATCCACTTCTATGTACAGGCGGTGACGGAGATTTATCGTCAGAATGCGGGGAATCTAGATGACGGGCTCTACTTCTCGGGTGCGTTTGAGGTCCAGTTCCAGGCGCCTAAGGCCGGAGGGGTCGGCTTTTCTCAATCTGCAAGGATAACTTGCGTTCTTAATGTGAGTCAAAACTAGGATACTCGAATGGCTACATACATATCTTCAAATCAAAATCGTTTCTATGCGGTGATTGAGACGACATATGGCCAGGCGGCCCCGGCTGCTTTGGCTAACCGTTATCCGGCTGTGCGCCTGCACGCCGGGCAGACGATCGAGCGGGGCCAGCGCCGCGACAAGACCGGC